GTCTACTTGGCTGACGTGTCTCGCGCAGGTAAAATACTAGCTGAGCAATCAAGGATAGCTAAGGCAACAAAGAAAGCTGGCAGAACATTTAGATCAGCCTCTGAAGAGGCAGCTGACAGTGCAACTCGTGTAGGTATGGACATAAATACTCTTGCTAAGCATGGGCTATCATCCTTTGACGATCAAGCTGTTGCTGAAATGTCTAGTGAAGTAATAAAGAACTCTACTAAGAGAACAGCTGGAACTAAGTTCTATAACTTTCTTCAAGATGCTGATCAAATGCGTATTGCATTTATGACTTCTCAGTTTACTACGACTGCACGTAACGTTACTTCAACTGCGTTGCTGGCTGCTGTTGATATATCTGATGAGTTTTTCAGGGGAATGATAAGAGGTGTTCAAGGAAAGCCTACCAATTTAGTTAGGCGTATGTCGTCTACTGTTAGAGGTATGTCTTTCGACAACGCAACAGCTGAGGTTCTTCGTGATGCATTCCTAGAGCAGATGCCTGAGGAGTATACTAAGACATTCTATAACACACTACGTATGGAAGTAGGTACACAAAGTACCTCACGTATGGCTAAAGCAGGTCGCTTGGTTAACCTTGTGAACACATCTTTTGATACTGCCTTTAAGGAAGGTGCATTGTTCTCAAGCCTAGACAGACAACTGAGTGATTTGGGAGATGAGACACTTGGTCTTACAGTGAAAGACTTTCTTGAGAAGGGTGGACGCTTAGACAATCTACCAGATGGTTTTATGGCTAAGTCTGTGGATGATGCAAACAGATTTACAATGCAGCGTACATACGAAGGGGATGAATCTCAATTTGGCATAAGAGCTAGGCAGGTATCCGCCTTAAACCAGAAGTATCCTTTTCTTATTTCTGCAGTCTTGGGTATTCCCTTCCCACGATATGTAGCTAACCACATAGAGATGATTGCAGACTACACACCGATACTTGGTGCTGTTGTACCAGCACTAAAAAAGGCAGGCATAAATATAGGTGGTGATGCGTTTAAGTCTAACGAAGACAGGATGGTTAGACAATTAACTGGTACGGTGGCTATTGGCCTAGGTTACATGTTTGCTAGGGAAAAAGAGGGTGAAGTAGATTACGGATCTATGGAAACAGCAGTAGGTGGTGACGCTGACCTAGCTCCATCAGCTGGCTTTCTAATTGCACCTATGTTTTTAGGTGACTTACTCTATAGACACAATGAAGGTCTAACTCTACCATCCAAATGGAAAACCCTAAAAGAAACTGGTGCAGTTTTAGGTGGTTTAGGTGACCTAGGTATTGATTTTTCATTAGCTGAAGAAACAGTTAAGTCTATAAAAGATGGAAACATTACAGAAAACTTACAGAAACAATTAGGTAATATAGCGGCTACCTTTACCTATCCTGGTACACTAGCTAGAGACATCACTGGCCAGTTCTCTTACGAAGCAGCTGGGACACCATACGTAAGAGACATTGATGGTATCGGACCAGTTGCTAACATGGGGGCAGGGTCAGCAACAAGCGATAAAGACTTACCTAAAAGTATGAAGGGTGAAAGAGGGAGTTATCAAACACTGTTTGGTCAAGCTACAAGAATGTTGATGGATTCTGATACACGGCAGTACACACAATCTTTTAGCAAAAACCCTAATAATGACATTGACTACTACTCACCCTTTAACCCTGCACCTATCGGTAAGATGAACCCATTGCTTAAACAAATATCTGGCTTACAACAAAATGCCCCTATGACAGAGCTACAACGTGAAATGAATAAGTTGTACATAGAAGAGTATGAAGTTTATAGTAACAGGTCAGCACCTAACGCAGCGATTGACTACGTTCTTAGGTTTAAACTAGCCAACAGTATGCCAAAAGCATTTAAGGAGTGGAGACAGAGTGCAGAAATTAAGGCTGGTAACAATAATACCTACGACGAAATATCTTCTGACGCAAACCTAAGTGAAAGATCTAGTGAAATAAAGAAAAAAGCACTAGAAGATTTTATGAAGAACTTCATCAGTTCTCAAAGGGAAATTATAACTGAGTCATTCAACAATATAATGACAGAAAGACCTATACAAGCCAGAGGCTTTATACGTAACAACTACGAGTTACAGCGTAAAGAAGTGGGTGCTGAATACTTTAATCGTGCTGTTCAGCAACTAGAAAACTTTGACTTCAAGACTTCTGAAGAATTTCTAGCAGACTCTGATGATATACTAGAAGAGTTAAACAGGCGTATGTTTATTATGAATACAGCTAAACAGATAAAGGCAGCTGAAGAACAACCTAAGTTCTCTATTGTTAATAGATAAATAAAAACCCCCAGTGTTTAGCTGGGGGTTTAGTCTAAGTTTATTTCTTTTTATTGTTAAGCATTCGGCTGCTATATCTATAAGCTTCATCTACTACATCGTCTGACCGTACGTACTTGCCAGATGCTAGCAGACCAGACAGTGCACATCCAGCATAGTATTCCTCTAACGGTACTAAGGACAGCGTAGTATTTTTATTAACGTTAACGAACTCTTGGGCTTCTTGCTCAAGGGTTTTCTTTTTTGATAGATCAGACATGTTTACCTATGCTTTTCTTTGAGAGCTAAGTTAGCTTGGTTCAGATACCATGCAGCCTTATTCATATCCTCTGTGGGGTTACCCTTGTAGAAGGCACGGTGGTTGTACTTCATTACGTTACCACGACAGTAGGCTACAAACCCATCAATACCTAAGACCTGTCTGATGTACTCAATACATTCAATACCATCTGTGTGGTTGTAGTGGTAAGGTTTTTGGACTGGATCAAAGTTAGGAATAAGATCAGTGTCGCACTCAGGGCAGGTGTTGTCATCATGTAAGTAACTCTCACAGACATTACAGAACTCTTGCTTCATTACAGACCTTCTTTCATAAATACTTTGACCCACTCAGCACAGATGCCACTCCGCACAATGTCGTCAACACCAAACTCAACGATGGGTACATCAAGGTAGTACTTCTTTGAAAGGTGTATGACCTTAGCTAGGCCACTCTGTCCCTTCAGGTCTGACTGCTGGATGTCTCCGTTGAGGACGATTGTACTGCCTTCGCCCACTCGTGTCAACAGCATCTTGATTTCTGATACCTCAATGTTCTGGGCTTCGTCTACTATTATAAAGGCATTGTCAAAGCTACGTCCACGCATGAGAGCTAGGGTAGCAACTTCTATATTGCCTGCCTTTAAACCTGTTTCGACTGCACCCTTACCTAGGTGCTTCGTTAGTACATCAAAAACAGGTAAGGCCCAAGGCTGAGCTTTCTCTTCAAGGGTTCCAGGAAGAAAGCCAATGTCCTTGCCCACTGCTACATGTGGCCTAGTGATGACAATCTTATCTATCTCTTTGAGGGTGTAGAGATCAGCAGCACAAGTAGCTGTCACGTAAGTCTTACCTGTACCAGCTGGACCTAAGATTAGAACCTGTTTGCTACCGCCTATAGCTTCTATTAGTTCCCTCTGCTTGTCTGTACGAGGTACTATACCTGACGTAGGCTTGACTGATGCACCCTTGTACGTAGTCTTACGCCTAGATCGTGTCTGCTTCTTCGGAGGCTCTTCATTAGACAGTGACAACATGCTTTGAGTTTTCCTTTACGTAGCTTAGTGGTAGTATAGTCATAAGATCCCCACGGTCTGCTCGACCATAGAGTCCAAAGTCACCCTTGTAGTACTCAGTACATCTCTTTTGTAGGTCTAGGTAGATGTCGTCTGGGTTTACTAGGTAGAAAGCTTCTTCACCTCTTACTGCAATGAACCTATCAACACCGTTAGGTACACCCCAACCCTTAGTAGGTTGCCAATTGGGAGGACGTTTAACAGTCTTTAACTCCCACCATATAGTATAGGTTACTTCGCTTGAACGAGAAAAACGTTTAGCTGCCTTAACATCTATACGTCCAAACTCTTTATCTAGGAGATCCCAGTGCTGGCTTATATCCTCATCCTTGGTGGCTTTACGAACATAGTTTTCACCCCTCAGTGCAGCGAACTCTTGTTCAGAAGCTGTGCCTTCGAGGTAGGACTGAGCATTTCTTTTAATGTAGGCCATCTTAGTACTCCTTAACATGTGGTCCACCCCGCAGGACTCGAACCTGCAACCTAGTCATTAGAAGTGACTTGCTCTATCCAGTTGAGCTAGGGGTGGTTAAGTAGCAGTTTAAACACATGCTTAGGTGTGCATCCTATACTAGGTCTACAATCTCACAGCTGTCACCAGAACATGCTAGTGTCTGACTACCTGCAGTGTTGTCTTCCTTTTCATAATCTGAGAGGAGTGACCAATCAATACTAGATGGCATAAGTTTTAGTAAGCTGTCGTATGTGTGCTTATACCCCACCAATATTTCATTTCTGTCGTTGTCCCTACCCCAAACCTCAGTGGGTTCACCGAACTCTTCTACCACTTGGTAGGGTGCCTGTTGGTATGTGTGTTCATTAAAGGGTAAGAAGGATACACCAGACATCTCATCAAAGTGCTTGTAAACAAAGGCTCCTACTTCAAACCATTCGTCATTTTTAACATTTATAGTTACCGAAGGTTTATGCTCACACCATGATCGTTGATAGGCTAACCACATCTCTAGCTGTTCAATGGCAGACATATCAGCAGTAACTATTGCACCCGCTGGAGCTTTCATAGGGAAGCTAAACACGGTAGTCTGATCAGGCTTTGTTACGTCAGGCTCATTAGGTATACCTTGGTCTGACATAAACTGTGTCAGTGGGTCTTTGTTATCACCACGAACAGTACGAATATAATAGGATGAGTGACGTGCATGTATCCCCGAACTGGAGTTTACAAGTTGTGATACCGTACCCGAAGGTTTAACACAGCTGATAGCAGTAGCGACAGGGATGCCAAGACGCTCAGCCCACTCAGCGTTAGTAATAACGGCGATAGATTTTAGGTGCTCAAGTGTTTTCTCCAGGCCAGTATTCTTTATAGTCATCAAAGGGTTATCCATAATGCCTGTCATTGACACGCCCAACAGTCTTTCCTCCTCTGTGTTCTTCTGCCATATCTTGCGTAGGTATGGAAACTTAGTAAACGATGATTGGATAGTACCAAGGATGGTAGCCATACGAACCTTCTTCTCTAGGTCACCAATGCTATCTGTTGCACGTACAACTACCTCTGTTAGGTTGCAAAACTGCATCGGCCTCAAAATTATTTCCGAACATGGATTAGTTCCGAACTCATACGTTGCATCACGGCGTCCATTCTTAGCTGCCTGTACCTTAGATGCCTGACGGTTAAAGATACCACGCTCACCTGACTTACTCTCTACTAGTGACAACCACTCACGCATGAATGATAAGCTGTCGGGTTTTTCAGTGTAGGCCACAGAGTTGTTAGCTAAGGCACGTTGTACATCGTTCTTCCACCAATCACCTGACTTAGCGTGACGCATACGATCATCTGATAGATTACTCAAGGAGATCATAGCACTACGACGAACACCGCCAACTACTACTACCTCACCAATCTTACACATGATGTCATGACACTCAAGGGATGATAGCTTGCGTCCTTGTGCATCCTTGAAGGTACGGATAGTAAAATTAAATAGATCAACAAGAGGCGCTGGGCCTGATGCACGTCCACCAAAGGTCTTAAGCTTGGCACCAGAAGGTCGAACACGAGAGACATCCCACTTAGGAATCTCACCGCTGTACAGGAGTGCAATCAATTGACGTAGGGACTTAGCCCATCCTTCTTTGCTATCCTTAACAACAATAGATGTCTCACTATCAAACAACTCAGGTATCTCTGGAAGCTTACTTACTGATTGACGTTCCACTGAGAACCCAACACCTGTACCACATAGCAAGATAAACATAGCCTCATCAAAAGCTTTCATGTCATCTACTGGTAAGTATGAACAGTTGTACCCAGCTGTATTGTCTCGTGCCATAGCTGGCCCAGCTGTCATCAAGGCTCTCATACTAGGCATAACATCTAACGATAGGATAGCTTGCTCAATCTCTCTGGTGTATGAACTGCTGCCTGCATTAGGAGTTACTATGTGTTCCATGTATCTCGCTACTGTCTCGCCCCAAGTCTCACGCCTTCCCTCTTTGTCTAGCCAACGTGCATAACGTGACTTGTGTATGAAGGCTTGATAGTCTGTTGGTAGATAGTTATTCATCTGTCGTCCCCATTCCCTTTTAGTTTTCCTCTAGACTGTCGGCTCTCTAATTTTTTTATGTTCTCCTCAATGACTTCACGTAGATCAGATCCATGGTAATTAGCTAGGGCAGTAACATAAAACATTACATCCCCTAGTTCCTTGATGATATCTTTGTTACTGAACTTAGACTTGTCTCTAATAAGCTTCTTAACTTTCTCAGCTACTTCCCCAGCCTCACCAACAAGACCTAGTGTATTCTCTACAAGACGTTCACTACGTGAGGTTAAGATCTTAGTCTCAACCCAATTGCTATATGCCTTGAGTGGATCTTTGTCTGCATCAATTGCATCAAAGTAACCCATGCTTCTCAGATCAGAAATATTTATCACAGTTTTAATTCTGACTGAGCATCATCGACCAAGGCCAAAGATTTTTTTAACTCATTTGTTTTTAACTGCTGAATAGTTCTAACACTTTGAAGTGTATGATTAAGAATTGACATGGTATTCATACCAAGGGTTAGAGTATTTGCAATGTTGTTTTGATCTTCACTAAAGTTATCAGTGTCATAATCTTTATCATCAATAGTTATTTTAGTCATCTTGTTTTACCTCACAGTCAATTACTTTTATGTCGTCTATATCGTATAGGCAATCTTGAATAACCTCACCTACGACAGCAAGATTATAGTTGCGATCAACCTCTAAGAAGTTTGCTTTGGGGTCAACCTTGATGGTTAAGTTGAGTTCAAATTGCACAGTGAAAGTCCTTAGTTATATTTAAGGAGGGGATATAGTCAAGCATCATTTTCCTCCGAGTTTATAATTAAAGGTTCGATGTTTGTTTCAAAATAAATCTTCCATTCATAAGCATCTTCATACGCCTCAAAATAAAAGTCAGCATCAAATAGTTCACCGTCCTCTTCAGCCTTACAGAGCATACTATACTTAGTACCTTTAGGCCACTCATAACTATATGGGCATTCATCTTTATGAACAGGCCCTTCTAGTATATCCCAAATCTTTACTGTCATTTTTTCCAGTTCCTTAGTAGTTCCATGTAATGTTCCATGCCTACCATGATAATCCAGGGTTGTCTATCAGATCTGTAAAAAACTACTGGCTCACCTTTGCCATGCTTACCTGCTTGATCAAGGTAATCATACGCAGTTTTCATACCAGCCTTACGTCTTTTAACTTCAATGCTAATAGGCATTGTCTTCCTAGCAGCTGGCGATAGCTGGATGTCTTCTCCACCATCGCCCATAGTTGTGCTTTTGATGTCATCATTCTCAAACTCAGGGAATGTCTCTAGTAGTTTATCCCTGACCTCTTGCTGACCACCCCTACCCTTAGCTTTAGCTGCTCTAGTCATATCTATTTACAGCCATGGTGGTTTCTCCATGAGAGTGTAGTCACCCCAACCTGTGCCATAGTCTACATCTTTCTCTGCTCTAGCAATAACAGCCAGAGTTTTATGAAGTTGGATGTTAGCCCAAGCCATAACCTCTGGACCCATCAGATGTAGATGCGACAAGAAAGGTGCTGCCTTCTCACAGGCAATGAATGCAAAATCTTTTACGTCATAGCCTGCAAGCTTACAGGTATAAACATAATGAGCACCTTGGATAAAGTATCCATACTTCACACACTCACTTAGAAAACCTTTAGGGCTGGCATCTTGTGTAGTCTTTACATCGTACACAGTATTGTTAGCCTCAATCATTAAGTCAGGTCTTGTCTTTAACGTAAGCCCTGACACTGGATCTTCTACAAAGATACTAATTTCATTCACCCTATCAGGATGATTCAAAGCATCAGCACATACAGGATTGTTTAGCGCACCCCTAGTAATACAATTGGCTACATTAAACTCTACCTCAGTCAGAAGAACTTGATCTTCAGTTAGGTTTTCTTTCATAGTCTTGAAGGTAGCACTAGCTTTAGTCTTAGGCCCCTTGACTACTAGGTTCTTTTCTTTCTCTAACAAATTTGCATGGACAGCATTACCCATTGCAAATGCTGCTGATTGAGAAATCTTTTGTCCTTTCCAGTGAGCCAGTGACTTTTTATACACCGCCTTTACAGCACTTGAAGATATACCATCTACTGAATGGTACTCTTCGTTAGACATATTCTCTATCTTTTTCATTACGACTCCTAAATAAAATGTGGGGTAAGCGAAAAGGAAATAAACACTTACCCCACTAGTTGGGCTAGAACAGTATGTCGTCCTCAGCCACAGGGTGTGGAACAGATTTACCATTAGCCTCAGTTACAGGTGGAGGAGTCTCACCTGTGTCAGGAACATATTCGAGATGTTCAATGACCTTAACCTTATCTAAACGTGTTCCAACAATGTTTGCCATACGTGTATCGTAGACAGACAATGTTACTTCTACTGTTGAACCATTGCCAATAGTACCATCATCGGCATAGGTCCAAGGTGTACCATCATCCTTAAGGACAATGGGTGCGCCACTGTTACGTGGCTGACCACCATCAAACTTACGTACAAACCTAACCGTATGACCACGGCCTTCTGGGTCAGGCTTGCCTCTCTTAATAGAGCGAGAAGCTTTAAGCTTCGCCATGTTATCTTCATCTAACACTAAGTCAATTGTACAGGCTCCATTGCAAGATTCATAGACTCCATCATAACCTTGCATGTCTCTATTATCTTCAAAGACTTTAGCCCATTCACCAATGCCTGTTAGTTTTACTATACGTGTAGCCATAAGGCCCTCCTATGTTAATGTATTTCACTGTACGTTGTACCGTACTGCACGTCAATACCTAAATCAACATTTAATTTAAGTTCTTGATTCACCTTTGCAATCGCCCATTGTAGGATAGACGAATGTTCTTGTTCGTTACCTACCTTAACTTGATTGATTGTCTCGTCGTGAAACTGCCCAAGGATATTGGGACGCTTCGTCCTGTAGTATGCAACCCACTTGTCAAAGCAGTAAGCACCTGTTGATTGATTGATAGTAGAGAATACATCCTTCTCGTATCGAAGACTGTGCCAGAACTTACTGACTGGGTTTTGTACCCACATCTCACCATCAATCTTTCGTATCAACTGAGACTCAGAGAAAGCTTTGACAGACCAGTTGCGTTTCCAATACGCAGCAAGCAGTGAAGCTGCCTGAGGTATTGGCATTCCTGTAGTACGTGATAGCTTGGCTGGACCTACACCATAGGTAGCAGAGTAGTTCACCACCTTGTAGTTCTTACGCAAAGACTTTAGAGAAACTTCTCCAGAGTTATGCTTATTTATCTGAGCTTGAGTTACAGCGCCAGCATGTTTGGCGAGGTCAAGGTGAGGATCGAATCCCTCCCTAGCCATCTCCTCTACATAGTCTGGATCATAAGGCTTCATGTAGTGGCGCTTAGTAGTATCCTCTAGGGATGTCATGTCTGCTCCACACAATACATAACCTTCATCTGCAATCAAACATGCACGTACTTCTTTACCCCAAGGCTTATCAACCCCAGGTAGGTTGACCAAAGGCTTTCTGTGTTTGAATCGTAGTGTGTTAGTCAAGCCTTTGATTCCAGCCTTGACGTACCCATCACGTTCACAGTCAATGAACCCTTGGAATATAGAGAGCCTATGCTGAATGATAGTAAGGCCATCAAGAACACCCACTGATGGATGCTTATCAATGAGAAGCTTAACTGAGTCAGTAAGCTCCCCTTCGTTACGAACCTGAGGTATGGTCCTTTCGTTACCCTCATCGTCCTTCTCATACTTGTGTGTGCATGGCACCCAACCCAATGAGAACAACCAATCCTTAACCTGTGGAGAAGACTTAGGGTTAGGTTCTTTCCAACCCTTCAAGGTAATGATGTCTTCGTCATGATGATTAGGCAGATTATTTTCAGCAAGTAAAGAGAACCACCGTTCACCATGTGATGAGGGTGATCCATCTTGCTTGAAACAAACCTTTGGCTTACGCTTCACAGCGTTAACCCTTTGCTTAGGCATCACAGATGTAAGCTCTGTTATCTTATCTTCCTGTTGGTAGACTAATGTATTGATACTAGTCTTGGCTAACTGTTTATCAAGACGCCAACCAACTTGCTCTGCCGAAGCAGCACAAGACATTTTGAATTGTAAGTACCGAAAGAATTTATCCAGTAGCTTATCGTCCTTGTAGATAAACTTAAAGCGATGCAGAAGGTTCTGCCATAGCTCCCAATTAATCTTAACGTCTTCTTCACAGCGGTGTATATACACTTGTATATCTTGTTCGGACCAGTCAGTTACGACAGGCTTAGGTATGCCGAACTCCTCCCCGAAACTATCAAGTCCATGCTTGGATCTATTGTAGTTAAGAACCCAAGACATAGACAAGGTATCAAACAGTCTGGCCTTAATCTGTATGCCAAGTAACTTCTCAAGCAGTGGTACATCATAGGCCACAATGTTGTGACCAATCAAACCACGTTGAGATAAGATAAGCTTACGCATATCATCATAGTCAACAAGACTTACAGGCTTAGAGCCATCGGCAGTATAGGATAGGCAATGTATTTTAGTAGCATCTTCCAAGAGGTTGTCTGCTTCTACATCGAATACTATCATGCTGCCATCTCACTCCCTGCATAAGGTGCATCTTCAGAAAGGATCGTAGTGTCTGGATCGTAGTACACTGAACCTGCATTGCCTAACTTAGCGAATGGTCTGTTCTTGTCAACTATAAAGTTTGTAGTGTTCTGAAGTATCTCATCCTCAGTATCAACATCACGCTCAAGCTTGATACATATGATAGCCTCTTCCTCAAGGGAAGCTGCATACTTTGTACGTCCATCGTCATTGACCTGTGAGATAAACACAACACCAATGTTCAACTCCTTGGCAAGCTGTGCCATGCGTGAACCTAGTGTAGTCAACGTGCTAGTGGCACCATCAACACCTGAGCTAGACAAATAAGCAAGACGTTGTACGTGGTCAATGAAGATGAAGCCAGCACCATACACTGTAGCTGCAAGACGTACATAGTCTAACAACTTGAGTGGATCATCATGTGACATCATCTCAAAGATGATAGTACGTTCAGCCTTGGTAGCTTCCTTAGCTGCCTTGATTACCTCTCCCTCTGATACATTGTTTTCTCTGGCATCATCCTTAGTCCTGACGTTGACACCTAAGTGATACGTTGCCATTGAACGATAGGTAGTGGACTTCATCTCCTCCATGTGAAGCATAGCAACACGGCTCTCTTCATCACGCAGTAGACCTGTCTCGAAGTATCGTATCACCTCTGTCTTACCAGTACCACGAGGTGCCTTGATGAATGTAAGCCCACCCTTGACCATGCCCCTGATCTTCTCGTCAAGTCCAGCATGACCTGTAGGTACATACTCATATGGATTCTCATTAAGGATTGCATCCTCAACATCCTGATCCGAACAGAAGAAGTTTTCTGGTGAGTATCGTTGTGGCTTACGTGCTGCCCACATCAGATCATTGCCATCACCAGCCTGAAGGAAGTCATTGGCATCCTTGTACTTAGACATGGGTACGTACCAGAACTTATCAGGGAAGGCTGAGTACAGCTTGTCAGCTGCCCTACGTCCAGCCTCATCTAACTCACCAGCGTAGACAATCTCTTTGAATGACGACAGGTAAGGGTGATTGTGTTTGATAAACTTCTCACCGATAGATGCGCTGGGCAATGACTTAACTGGATAAGTCTTACCTAGTATCTGATACAGGGATGCAGCATCGAACTCACCCTCAGTAAGATAGATACGATTACTTGTACCAGCATTGAACTCTGGACCAAAGAGATGGTTCATACCCATACCCCTGTCCTTAGTCCAAGACTTAGACTTGTCAGATACTAGCCTGTACTTGACTGTGTGTGGGTACTTATAGGCATAGCGCACTGGCTCACCATTAGCACCTGTCTGTAATTGAATGCTGTACATCTCACAAACATCAGCATCAATAGATCTGATACCTTGGTATGTACCACCCGTTACGGGTATCTCCATAGGCTTCTTCCTTTCCTTTAATGGGTACTCTTGCTTAACCCATTCGTATGTTTCGGACATGCCCTTGGATGGGTATGCCCTGCTGCAAGAATGACATTGACCAAAGCCATCGTCATTCCAATTGAATGCATCGCTTGATCCGCAGTCAGTAAATGGACAAGCTAGGTGTGGGTTATCCCCTGTAGCCATCTGCCTTATCTCCTTTCTTTTTGTTTGTCAAATAGTATGAGCCTTCTGGTGACCTATAGCCTGCCAACAGGTCATACCATTGTTGATGACTCATGTATATCAAATTATATGATTCAGTTATAGGTTCATACTGACGTATGTATACTACTCCACCATCAGTATAGATCATCTCAACATCTTCATGCAACTCTGATTGATCTAGTGTTGTAACCACAGAGGCATCGGATTCAAATTCTACTGTATACATTAATCATATCCTTTCGTTAAAGCTTCCCAAGATATTGGAAACAAATCCTTCATGGCAGTGCTGATTTGATCTGCCACTTGCCTTGTCTCCTCTTGAGTATCATCCTTGCACCTTAAGATACACATATCAGCAAAGGCGTCAAGGCTACCTGACCAGTACCACTCAGTCATGGTTGATTGGGGTAGTATCATACGGGCTTGTTCTGGACATACACCTGCTGTGATCATGTTATTATATAGGTGGTAAGCTTTTTGATTTACTAGGTTTGCCATATGCTGAGTACCTATAGTACGACAGCCTTTACGATGACGATTTTGATACACTTCCTTATTAACTGTAAGGCCATACATAGGTATACCCTCTAGATTAGATAGGGTATCATCACTACTGCCCTGCTTCTTATCGTCACTTTTACCACGCCATTGATCAGGGCGATAAAACTCTGGGGTATCGCTCACGTATCTACGACTGATCTCATTCCAACGTAGGAACTTATGCTTGACTAGCTGTCGTGCCACAAACACAGGTGCCTTGATGTGAAAGGATGCAAAGGCGTGTCCAAAGGGTGACATGTGCTTATGTTCCGCTAGGTACTTAATGAG